GAGAAGCCACCATGTATGATGGTGTTAGATAGTCTTGGCAATCTTTCTACCACAAAAGAAATAGAAGATATGACTGAAGGTAAAGAAACAAGAGATATGACAAGAACACAACTGATTCGTGGTACATTTCGTGCATTGTCTCTAAAACTATCTAAGGCAAAGATACCTTTTATTCTTACAAATCATACTTATCAAGTGATTGGTTCTTATATACCAACAAGAGATATGAGTGGCGGTGGTGGTGTGAAATATGCAGCCTCTCAGATTGTGATGTTGTCTAAAAAGAAAGATAGAGATGGTAAAGAAGTGATTGGTAATATTATTCATTGTGATTTAACAAAGAGTAGATTGACAAGAGAAAATCAAAGAGTAGATGTTCGATTACATTATGATACAGGTTTAAATCGTTATTATGGTCTTGTGCCAATCGCAGAAAAATATGGAATATTTAAAAAAGTTTCCACACGTTTTGAACTACCAGATGGTTCTAAAGTGTTTGAGAAAACATTAAACAATGACCCAGAAAAATATTTTACAGATGAGATAATGGAAAAGATTGACGAAGTCTGTAAAAAAGAATTTTTATACGGAGAATAATATGTCTTTAGGTTTACAATATTTATTATTATGGGGGTTCTTATGGTTAATCCTGTTGCTGAGTTTTATGTACTATTGGAAAAACGTGGCGAAGAAGCACAAACTTTAGTTAGAATTGTTCAAGGAAAGTACAAAAATATTATATATAAGTATGGTACTGTTCGTTTTGGTGATCAAGAAAACGACAATGGTATGTTGTCTTGTAAGTTCGATTACGAGATTTTAGAAAATCCAAACAATGTAGAAAAAAAACAAGATTTTGATTTACTGTTAGGTGATATCATGGTTGATATACTTGATAAACAAATAACTACAGGTTTTCATATGGGTGGTGTTTCTCTTAGTGGTACTTCATTTCAAGAAAAAGGTTCTACCTATTATCAAACTTCTGGTGATGATATTGTTGATAATGGTATTGAAAAGATGGCTGAAAATATGATGTATAACATAGATGATTATAGAAAGAAAAAGGAAGATTAATGGAAAGAATAGAAAAAACTATTCTCAAAAACTTACTACACAATGAAGAATTTACTAGACGAGTATTCCCTTTTCTAGAACCAAAATATTTTCTAAACAGTATTGATAGAATAGTCTTTCAACAGATATATGAGTTTATTGATTTATATAAGAATAGACCCACAAAAGAAGCATTGATTATTGATTTAAGTAATCACAAGAAGATTACAGAGACCGAGTTTCAATCTGCTACTGATTTGATAAACGAGTTGAAAGAAGAAGAAAAACCAAATGATGAATGGTTAGTTGCAGAGACAGAAAAGTTCTGTCAAGAGAAAGCAATCTATGATGCTGTAATGAACTCGATTCAAATCATTGATGGTAAAGACAAGAGACTTACAAAAGATTCTATACCAGAAATATTATCAGACGCACTTGGTGTTTCTTTTGATACTCATGTCGGTCATGATTATATAGAAAATGTAGATGAACGATTTGATTTCTATCACAGAGTAGAAGATAAGATTCCATTCGACTTAGATTTTTTCAATAAGATTACAAAAGGCGGCTTGCCGAAAAAAACTTTAAATATTGCTCTTGCAGGAACAGGTGTGGGTAAATCTTTGTTTATGTGTCATGTGGCTGCAAACTGTTTAATGCAAGGCAAAAACGTCCTGTATGTGACTATGGAAATGGCAGAAGAAAGAATCGCAGAACGTATAGATGCGAATTTGTTAAATCTCCCGATTGACGATATTCATTCTCTGCCGAAAGATTTGTATGAACGAAAGATTGATCTTTTGAAAATGCAAACAACAGGAAAACTCATTATAAAAGAGTATCCTACTGCCACGGCACATACGGGACACCTAAGAACATTACTTAATGAGTTGAAGTTGAAAAGAAACTTTGCTCCAGAGATTGTATTCGTAGATTATCTAAATATATGTGCAAGTAGTCGTTTCAAATATAGTGCAAATGTAAATTCATATACATATGTTAAAGCGATTGCAGAAGAACTAAGAGGCCTTGCAGTTGAAATGAATATTCCGATTGTAAGTGCTACGCAAACAACAAGAAGTGGTTTTAATAGTAGTGACCCGGGTTTAGAAGATACATCAGAAAGTTTTGGTTTACCTGCTACAGCTGATTTCATGTTTGCATTAGTTACAAGTGAAGAATTAGATAATCTTGACCAAGTAATGATCAAACAGTTAAAAAATCGTTATAATGATTTAACAGTAAATAAACGATTTGTTATTGGTATTGATAGGTCAAAGATGAAGTTGTATGATCTATCTCAATCTGCACAAGAGAATATTACAGATAGTGGTCAGATTGAAGAAGATATACCGAAATTTGATAAAAGTAAATTCGGACAAAGAATGTTCGAGGAAAAAGATTTCGGAGGAATCAAAGTATGATTAATCTATTAAATGATTCAACATTAGTAGAACCATCAACACAAGAAATCTTTGTTACTGATTCAGCACAGACAAAGATGAAAAAGATTATTGATGATTTTGATAGTGAAAAAAGAGGAATGATTCGTTTTGTTGTGGCAGCAGGTGGGTGTTCGGGTTTCATGTATGATTTACAAGTAGAAACAAAAACTCCCTCTGATAAATATGATTTCGTTCAAAGTTATGATGGATTTGATTTAGTAGTAGATAAAAAAACTCTGAACTTAACTAATGGCACAAAAATTGATTACACAGAAGGGTTGATGCAATCAGGATTCAAGATTGAGAATCCTAATGCAACGGGCACTTGTGGTTGTGGGAAATCTTTCGCATAAACGATAAAGGATTTTTTTGTTATGTATTTGGAAAAGGAAATAAATGGGAAGTTAGAATCCCTTCGTGAAAAATTTGTAGATAAATCTATAGATTTTAAAAATGTGAAATCATGGCTTGAAGAATGTTTAAAAAAATATAAAGTAAAAATGAATGTAGAAGATGATTCAGAAATACCAAAAGACAAATTTCGTATCAATGCGTTTTACGGTGAGGATCCCGAGGGGCATGAGATAGAAGTGTGTATTGTGAAAAATCCTGAAGTTTTTTCCATTACTACGGATAGTGAAGGTTTTGATACATTTTTATTTTACATCTCCCAAGCGGTGCAGCACGAAATTATCCATCGGCACCAGTTTTTTATGCGGGAATACGATACCATTGAATTGCCTCAAAAATATAGAAGTAAAGAAAAAAACCTAAAGATACGACAGGCACAAGAGTATCTAGGACATACTGATGAAATAGACGCAAGAGCAAATGATTTATTTCTGGAAATAAAACGTGCGGGAAAAAATATTTCGTGTCTCGCATTTCTTCAAGATATTGTGAAGGAGTGTGATACTCTTTCAGGGTATATTGCGGTTTTTGAGGATAGTGATAATAAAGTTGTGAAAAGATTACTTACAAGGACTTGGAAATATGCAAAAGCTGCTGAAACCGTTTAGTGTATTCTCACCATTATTTTCAATATTTATTTTGCTGGCCCTACTCGTGGCAAGGTGGTCGGACCCTTTCCCCGTAGAAACACTAAGATTAAAATCATTTGATTATTTCCAGCAAAATCAGAAACAGATACTATCAAAACAGATTGCGTTATTAGAAATTTCCGAAAAATCTCTCAAAAAATTAGGACAATGGCCTTGGCCAAGAAACTATCTATCTTCTTTAATTTCAGATTTGCGAAAAATTGGTGCGGGCACAATCGTATTCCCTATGTTATTTTCAGAAAGGGATAGATTTGGAAAAGATAAAATTTTTTCAGAATGGCTAAAAAATAATGGAACTGTAATTGCTCAGGTTGGGTCCTCACGGGCATTGAACCAACATGGTAAAACCAGAGGTGTAGCAGAGATAGGTCCCAATCCCCGACCATTTCTTCCATCATTTCCCGGCGTGGTGAAAAATATAAAAATCCTTGAAGAATCGGCTGACGGTGTTGGAATGATAACCACCGTTCCAGAAATAGATGGTGTTGTTCGCAGAATACCAATGTTAACCAAGGTGGGAGACAAAATCTATCCTTCACTCACATTGGAAATCATTCGGACTACTACTGGCGACCCCTCATACCAAGTCAAAACGGGTGATGCGGGTATTATTGCTGTTCGTGTTCCGAAGTATAAAACAATATATACAGACAATCAAAGCAGACTTTGGATTCGTTGGAACAGTTCATTTTCAAGAGTAGATGCCGTAGATAAGGATTGGTCTGCATTAAAAGGAAAGATTGTTATCATAGGCACAACCGCAGAAGGTCTGGCATCAAGAGTCGCAACTCCGAATGGATTAGTAGATAATCATTTTTTACAAGCATCACTATTAGAGACTGTGTTGCAAGGTAAAAATCTATATAGACCAGATTATGCAGATTTCGCAGAGATGTGTTTGATACTGTTATTCGGTGTATTTCTCATAGTGATTGTGCCGAGAACCAGTGTGAAACTCACGTTGCCGTTGATTGCTGTCTATATCGGTGGTATTCTCTATGGCTCACACTATGCGTTTGATGCACACCTTGCATTGATTGATC